CGGGGTGGGTACTGGTGGTGTAGTAGGGCCATCAGCCCTATCATCTAAGTTTCCTGAGTTTTTCGGCTAGTCGTGAATCTGGTTTTCAAAAGGCGATTCTAAAATTTCACTTTTGGTATTTTCTGAGTGTGACCTGAAGCATCACCTGAAGACCTGAAGTGCTTCAGGTTCTTTTTTTTTGCATTAATAGGAAGTAGTAACTAGGAGCTATTTTTACTAGTTACTTAGAGACCTGAAAAATTTTAATAAAGAAATTTTTCAGGTCAGTAACTGTAGTGACTAAGGTTCTAGGATATTGGTGTTATCGACCTGAAGGGTTTCAGGATTCACCTGAAGTTCAGGAAGTGGTAGTATTGGCGTATGGCGACATTGGTTGAGAGGTTCGGGGAAGATGAGCGATTTGATGGGGTGCTGTTCGTTGATGGGTATGATGAGGCGTTTGTCGGGTTTGGGTGGAGGTTCCATGACGGGCCTGTAGCGGTGTATGACCGTGAGAAGATTATGGAGATGCTTATGGTTGGTGGTCTTAGTTTTGAGGAGGCATCGGAGCATTTTGAGTTCAACATCATTGGGGGTTGGGTTGGGCCGTTCACGCCTATGTTTGTGGTGATGGTTGACGGACAGAAGGTTCTGGAAGAGGGGGTTGACTTCTGATGGTGACTACAGCGACGCGGGAGCAGATAGAGCAGGCTGGGCGTTTTGCCAGGTTTGAGATGGCGAAGCGTGAGTACCGGCGTTTTATGCCGTTCGTGAAGATTGTTGAGCCTGGTACTGGTATGGTGACGTTGGAGGAGTGGCCTCACCTGATGGAGGTTGAAGAGACTCTCCGTGACGATAACCGTATCGTCCTGGCGAAGAGTCGTCAGATTGGTATGACTACCCTCCTGTCGTCTTATGTGCTGTGGCACGCGTCTTTCACGCCTAACGCCCTTGCGTTGGTGTTCTCCAAAGGGGAAAGGGACGCCTGGGAATTCCTGTCCAAGTCCCGAATGACCTACGAGGCGTTGCCACCGGAACTCCAGATGCCCCTTGGTGTGCCGGACAACAGGGAACAGATGACCTTTGAGTCCGGTTCCAGGATAATCACACTACCGTCCACCGAAGCTGCCGGACGCGGCCTTAACCCCACACTCGTCGTCATGGACGAGGCCGACTTCCACGAATACCTCGATGCCGCCTACAACGCCGTCAAACCCGGCCTCGACGACAATGACGGCCAGTTGATACTGACCTCCACCGTCAACCCCTACAAGATGGGGAGCCTCTTCCAGAACCTCTACCTCGCATCACCCGATAACGGCTTCACCCGCCTCTTCTACGGCTGGCGGGCCAGACCCGCACGCACCGACGAATGGTACGCCGAACGGAAATCCCAATACCCCGACCAGGCACTCTTCCAGAAAGAACACCCCGAAAGCGAAGAAGAAGCCTTCGCACCCACACGCGCCATCGCTGCCTTCGACCAGACCATCCTCACACGCATGAAACAAGACGTGAAAGAACCCGTAGAACTGGTCACCGTGGGTAATGGTGTACAAGCTAATATCTACCAACCGTTCCAACCAGGAAAAAGGTACTCCGCAGGCACCGATACCTCCCACGGCACAGGTAACGACTACGCCGTTACCGTCATACTAGACGCCGTCACCGGCTATATCGCCGCTGATATCTACTCACAAGTCCTCAACCCCTCCGAACTGGCTGTAGCTTCGGTGGAACTGCTGAATAAGTACGATTCCCCCATATGGGGCATCGAAGACAACGATTGGGGTATACTAACTATCGCGATGGCGCAAGAACTCCGTTACCGGAGACTGTACTACCGCGATTCCGACCACCCTGGTTGGCATACCTACGACACCGCCGGTATGACTAACGGCTCCCGCTACGTCCTCTGGGGAGACCTTATCGAGGCGGTTCACTCCAGAGCCATCACGGTGCCCAACGGCGACGGACTATCCCAGTTCTTTACCGTCATCCGTAACCCCGACAAACGGGGCCGTATCGAAGCACAGTCCGGCACCCACGACGATTACCCGATGGCCGTAGGCATAGCCTGGCAACTCAGACAGAACGCCCGCCCCGCTGGCGGCGAGAACGGTAGACCAGCACGGAACAGCGAAAGACGCCGACGCCGGGGCTGGTCACGATGGGGATGATAGATGGCTAACATGAACGGGTTCGAAGAAGAACCTACCGCTTCCATGATTGACCAGTACCGCTCTCACCTGAAAGAGGTCTGGACTAACGCACACCGCAAATGGGAGAAGTACGACGACTACTACTTCCGCACCTTCAGCGTCTGGGACGGCGCAGAAGCCCACTCACGCCCAGGATGGCTCAAACCAGCCCGCGCCACCTCGCTGGTGGATAACGCTGTTGACCACCAACTAGCCTCTGAACCTACCCCCCACCGCAACCCGGCCAGCCAGTCCGAGAGTGCCCGACAGAACGCCGATAGGGTCGAAGCCGCCCTGAAAGCCATCCTCGACGAAGCCGCTCTGCTAGAACCATCCCTCACCTGGAAACAACAAGGCAAGAACCTGGTGCATCTGGGCTACTCCATCCACGAACTGGGCCTGGACTCCACCGTCATGCAACGCCGCGCCGACGAACCCACCCGCGCACCAGGTACACCCGACGACGAATGGAGGGCAGCACAACGGCTCTACGACCACTACCGCCGTACCGCCATGCCCTTCCGTACCCGTTCGCCCCAACCCGCCCGTATCCTCCTAGACCCCTGGGAGAAACGCCCCCGTGTCGCCGTACGTCACGCCCGTCGCTTCTCCCAAGACCTCCACGAACTCACCCTGGCACGCAAAGAAAGAGGCCGCGCCGCCGATGTCTGGGAAGTACGTAACAACAGACCCTTTGAACTCATACTCACCGACGAGTACTGGACGGAGTGCTGGCACGCCATGATGGTCTCCGGCCACGTCGCTGGCACCGGACGCGAATACCACACCATGAAGAAACTACTCTTCGTGGAGAAGAACGTCTGGGGCTTCGTACCCTACGCTCACGCCTACGCCGGTTTCGGCCAGGAACCTACCAATTCGGACAGGATTGACCCAGCCAACCTCGCTGTCGGTATCCTAGACCCCGTCATGGCCGACATACGCGCCCAGGCCCAGGCCGTATCAGGTAGACATAACGCACTGATGGACGCCAGCTTCAACCCCATCGGCACCCGTATGGGCGCAGACGAACTCCGCGACCAACTAGACCAGGGCGACATCATCGAGATGCAAGACCGCTCCGATGTCTGGCGCATGGAGATACCCCAACTACCCCGCTGGATGTTCCAGACCGAAGAATGGCTCTCCCGTGACATCGAGGAAGGCACCTTCTCCCGCGCTCTGGCGGGTGTGAGAGAGCAAGGTGTCTCCACCGTGGGCCAACAAGCTATCCTCTCCACCGCCGCCGGACGTAAGTTCGTGGCCGTATCGAGACAACTAGAACACCTGGCGTCCGTTGCCTCCTCCCAGATACTGCAACTGATTGACCTCCTCGACCTCAACCTGACCGTGAAAGGCCACAACATCCGGCCTTCCCACATAGAATCAGACTACTCCGTGGATATCAGCTTCGACCTGGTAGACCCTGTCTTGCAACTCCAGCAACGCCAACTGGGCCTCCAGGAAGTAGCCGCTGGCCTCAAGTCTATGGAGACCTACTGGGCCGCAGACGCACGCCTGGAAGACGCCACCGGAGAACGCAAACGCCTCCTCATGGACTGGGTCAGGAAGAACCCCATGATTCACCAGGCCCTCGCCATGGAAGTAGCCAGGGAAGAAGGCATCGAATCACTGGTGGAGCGTGCCCTTGCGATGGCCGAAGGCGGCGGCGAAGGACAACCCGGTGCCGCAGGCGGTGCCCCCGTATTAGGCCCGGACGGTATGCCCCTAGACCAGACCATGGGTGGAGGCGGCGGTATGCGCCAGGGCCTCACCCCGAACACCATCAACCCAAGCCGAATCGGCGCGAATATGGCAGGTTAGTATGGCGAAATATAACGAACTCCACGACATAGTAGCCGCGTTGGTGGCTGAGAAGAAATCACTGAAGAAGGACGCTGACAAGACCAATGCCGTCCAGTACGGCAGCATCCGGTTTGACAGTCGCGCTGAAGCCGTAAGGTGGTGGAACAAACTGCCGCGAGCCAAGAAGCAGGAGCATATCCAGAAGAACGGGAACGAGTCTGTCCTCAAGATGCTAGGCGGGCCAGGAGGGGCGGTCTAATGCCTCACATAGATTTAGATAATCCTGGTGAAGGGCATAAGCAAGTTCAGGGCGTCAATCAGATTGAAGAAAAGAACAACCGCGGAACCTGGCGGGTAGCGACTGAAGAAGAAGTCGGAAAGGCTGGGCCACTTATCTATCCAAAACCATTCGACCCAACGTCATTTCTTGAGCGATTGATACTGGGAGATGGTACAGAAGGCCCTCCTACAGGATGGTCTACTACCCAGAAGCAGGCTGTAATTGATGCTAAAGAAGCATATAACTTTGAAGGCGACCCTGCCCCTGGAGAGCAGTATCCCTTCGACATCATTAGAAGCGGTCTTTATTTTACTTATGTAGATAAGAAAGTAGAGGCTCCATCAGAGAAACGGTACTCAGTGATGGTTTCCCCAATCAATGGCAATACCTATGCTGTTGATATGGCAAATCCGACGAAAGAGTTGACTGAAGATGACATCATCTTCAAGGCCGCTAATACGGCCCCGGAAGGGGCAGTCCCTATTGGGGAGAAACCTATCGACCTGGGTAACGGCAGGAAGATGCAGCCGTATGCCATCACGGACGCAAGTGGTGTCACTACCCGTTATAACGTGATACTTGAAGAGGATACGGCAGCACCTACTGAAAAAGACATAATCACATTTGACGCCGCCGCCGGTGGTGGCCGTCTTATCCCGTTGGGCGACGGCAGGTACACCTACGAAGCATCGCGGGATGCGCCGTTCACGACAAGCCCTAAAGACGTAGTCCCTCTACCTAACCAAAATGGTAGCTTGATAAAGATATCGCCCACTCAATACCAGTTCGTAAGAGATACTTATGAGCCGGGTGTAGTCCAAGACCCAGTGACTGGGCGGTATTTCAATCAACGACCTGATGGCATCTGGACGGAACTAGACCCCAGATACAATCCAGAGGTCGCCGACGTAGATGGCATGAAGCTGCTGCAACAGCGCAGCGGAGTCATTGGTCAACTCACTCCCGCCACCCTCGACCAGATAATTACCCAGGCCCTGGTAGACGGTGAATATGACAAAGCCTTCGCCTTCCAGGATTTCCGTGACCGGCCTACCGCTCAAGAAGCCTTCAACACCGCTCTTGCTTTCGCACGCTCCCCAGCCGACCAGGTTCTGATATCGTCCATCGCCCGTGGCGAACAGACCGTCCAGCCGCCTCCTCCTGGCACCATCCAGCGCGTCGGCCCCCAGCCCGACTTCCTCGTACAGGCGTACCAGGACTTCCAACGCCGCACCCAGGCTGGCCGTGCACC